ACGGGGCAACGGGGTACGGACGCACACCTGCCGAAGCAAAATACTACACACACTTCACAGAGAAGTACGAAGGTATCGGGCTTTGGCATACCCGATTGGCTAAAGAGGCTTTGAACACAGGTGTAATACGCACACCGTCAGGCAGAGAGTTTGCTTTTCCTGATGTTGTACGCAAAGCAAGTGGCAGGGTGTCACACTTTACACAGATAAAGAACTACCCTGTTCAGTCTTTTGCTACTGCAGATATTGTACCGATTGCATTGATGCACATCGAGGGGTTGCTATCTAATATGAAATCATGTATAGTAAACACAGTGCATGATAGTATAGTTGTCGATGTTCATCCTAATGAGGAACAGGAAGTAATTGCAGCAATTAACTCTACTAACAAAGAGTTACCCGATTTGATTGCACTAAGATGGGGGGTCAACTTTAATGTACCCTTATTATTAGAAGCAAAAATTGGTCCGAATTGGCTTGACACGAAGGACGTAAGCTGATATAACTATCAAACTTTCAACTGTATAAGGAGTATAAAATATGACACAAATTACAACCATTGATACTAACAACTATGCTGCTATGGCTAAAGCTATGGGTATTGCTGCGGATGCAAATAACCAAAAGCAAAAGTCTAGCAACTTGGCTCGTCTACGTATCAACCACAGCCCTGTCATGGGGCAGACTGAAGTAAAAGGAAAGATGGTCAACATGGAAGTTGTCTCTGGTGGAACATACAAACTAGAGATTCCTGATGGCCCTACTTACTTTGCATCTTCAATAAAGATTCGCCCATTCCTACAGCGTTTCATGTACAAGCGTTTTGTACGTGGCATGGGTGATGCACCTAACCGTTACGTGAAGACACTGATGCATGATGACTTAGAGGTAGACCTCAAGGATAATGATGGTGGCTTTAACTGCGGTAAACCTGCTGGTTACATCAAGGACTTCAAGGCACTGCCTGAGAAGACACAAGATTTAATCAAGCAGATAAAGCGTGTTCGTGTTGTACTAGGTACAGTAGAACTGATAGACGCAGTAACAGCAGAGGGTGAAGCCGCTGAAGTTGGTGAGACATCCTTTATCTGGGAAGTTGAAAACAGAGATGCATTTAAGATTGTTGGTGAGAGTTTCTCATCACTACTAAAGATGCAGCGTCTGCCTGTTCAGCATCTAATTACTGCTAACACGCAAGAGCGTAAGCTACCTAATGGTAACGCTTTCTATCTTCCAGTGGTGTCACTTGATGTTACTAAAACATTGGACATCACAGATAAGGAGCATGAGATGTTCTCAGACTTCTTGGCTTGGGTGGATAACTACAACTCTTACATTGCTAATTCATGGGCAGAGAAAGCTAACTCTAAGATGGATGAAGATGATGTAGATGTTGTTGACAGTCTCGTTGATATCGAGATTGAGGAAGATGAGGTAGCATAATGCACCATCCTGCTGAACTAGCAGTACATCAGTACATGGAAGATGCAGCATCAGGCAAGACAACAATGTCTGATGCTACCATCGAGCAAGTAGCTAATGACATAAAGGATGCACTGCAAAGGCAGTTTGGTGGACGCAAGAATGGTGGGAAGTTTACTCTACGTATGT